AATTAATGTGGTAAAATTACCATTATTTGATCACGGTGCTGTCGCTCAAGCTCGTAGTAAGCACCCTGTTACAGGATACTCTCTTGAATCTTATAGAATGGTATTTGTTGATCAATCAAATTATGATGGACAAAATAACCTTCAAATGATTTCTAAGAAAGGTCGTGAAGCTATGAGATGGTGTGTTGCTGGATCTGTAGTCCCTAGAGGATTTGATTCAACTTCCGCTAGAGCTTCTGATGTAGATGGTGCATCGGTACATATGTTAAAAACAGCAGGTATTGCTCTTAAGAGATTTGATACTTCGCTTGATATTACATGTGTAGCGTCCTAATTTGGCATTAACGTGCGTCTATATATTGGTTTTTGATTAAGGTTGTGGGGGAGCAATCCCCCGCTTCTTTAATTAATTATTATACGGAGAGTTATTCTTTACATCCACTTAATTTAAACTTTAAAAGAACTATTATTATGAGTAAAAAAGTATTTTTAAGGAGAAAGGACCTAGGAGGTCACTTACCTAAAGCAGTAACAGCCGAAGCAAAAACTAGGCTTAGTAGTGTCTATGTAAATAGACAACCTTTAAAAGGATTTAGTCCTGAAGAAGAAAAAAAATATATGCAAGGAATTTTAGATGTTTCGCCTGAACATGTTGATTGGCCAAAACATTCTAAGAATTTCTGGGCAGATCTTTCAATTCCAGTGAGCTTTACAGGTATTGAATTAGAAATAGGGAAAGATGAAAACGGTGCTCCATTGAGTATTATGGATTATATTAAATATAATTTTGCAATCAAACACCCTTATGTAGCATTAACTAAAGAAGAGATGGAAACAGATATTACTAAAAAATTCTATATTCAAGATCTTTTAAGAGAAGATAAAGTTAAAAATAACTCTATTAAACTTAAAAAAGATGCAGATAAAGAATTTATTAAAGTTTCATCTAATCTTAGTAATATGAAAAGAATTTTAAGATTAATGTCTAATACTAATCCAGATAGAATGACAGACGATCAAATTGAAAATTCTCTTTATGAATTAAAAAATGCTAGCCCTAAAAAGTTTGTGAGAATATCAACAGACAAAAATTTAGAAGTAAAAGCAGAAATTGAAGAAATGATTTCAGCAGGAGTTTTAAGAAAAATTGGAAATCAAATAATTTTTATTGATGAAATACTTGGTGATACAACTGAAGATACAGTAATACACCTTAAAGATAAAAAGAATTCTGGAAAATTAACTATATTAAGAGCAAAACTAAAAGAATTATCATTAATATAATATGAATGTAAATCAAATGCATTTGGCAATTCAGCAGGGAGTGGATAAAATAAATTCACTCCAAGCTGATATGCTACTCTCTGAAGAAATTGACATAGAACTAAATAAATCTATGTCAAGATTTTTAAATACTAAGTATGGGAAAAACAATAAATACAGACAAGGTTTTGAACAAAGTCAAAAAAGAATTGATGATCTTAGAAGTTTAGTTACTGAATACTCTGCTCCTGTAGTTTTTAAAGAGCAATATAGTAATAATTTTTGGATAGATCAGTTTAAACTTCCTTCTGATTATTTATACTTAGTAAATCAAAGATCTGAAATTTTTACAGATAATTGTAACCCTATTAATTATAGTTTAGATGATAGTAATCCTACATCTTACTTTGTATTACCGTTTGATAATCTACATAATGGTACAGATCTGACTTTTGGTATAGGGGCAGTTGCTGATATTACAGATGTAACTGCAGGAGAAGCTTTAATATCAACATGGTCAACTAATTGGACATATCCACAAGATATACAACAACTTAAAGACCATTTACTTGACCCTACTAATTGGAATACTGGATTTGAAATACATTGGGAAATGTACGGACAGTTACATCACCCAAATTCTTTTATTGTTATTATAAATACTGATATTTGGGATTTTTTTAACTGGGACTCTTCAGTAGGAATACAAACGACTTTAGCATCACTTTATCCAGGAGCAACTGGATATGATGATACTTCTTATAATGAGTATGTATATGCTCAATATTCAGAAGACAGTTTGGGGGCTAAAAGATTGCCTCCAGAAAATGCAACAAGAGAATTTACATTTAATAAATTTATACAGCAGGATGACATATTTAAACTTTTAGACGATCCTTTTAATACAACAAAACATACATCTCCTCTAACAACAATACGAGGAGAATATATAGATATATACACAAGTGATATATTTATAATAGACAAGGTAAAAATAACATACATAAGAAAACCAAAGCAAATTTCATTATCTTTGGGAATTAGTTGTGAGCTCCCTGAACATACTCATCAAGAGATTGTGGACAGAACAGTAAGCAGCATACTTGAGGGCATTAGTGATCCTCGATACCAAGTTCATCAAACTGAGGTTGGTAAAAATGAATAAATTATATTAATTTAAAAAACAAAAAAAATGGCAAGACATTTAATTATTGGAGACGGTACAGCAATTTCTACAACTAACGGTTTAGTTGCAGATGGTGCAATATCTATTCAAAAAATGAGCGCTTCAGGACCAACAGAAATGGTTCTTGGAGACACAATGGCAACTGCGCCTCAATTTAGAATCGTAGGTGGTGGTAAAGATGGTAAAAATATTGTAACTCCTTGGGTTTACGGTAAAGATGTAATTAACTTTAGTGGTAAATCATATGTTGGTCAAGCAGCATGTACAGTTACTGATACTATTGCAGGAAGTTCTGCAGCAGCAGGTACTTTAGTACTTAAACTTGTAAAAACTTCAGGACCTAGAGTAGAGTTCTTTAGTTTTTCAACTGAAATTGCAGCTTCAGTAGCACATACAGCAGCAGATGCTTTAATTAAAACAGCATTTGAAAATGCTTCTTTAACAAAACCAGATTGGTTAAACCCAGTTTGTGACGCTACAGCAGGTGCAACAGTTGTATTCTCAGGAGCAAAAAGAGGTGATGTAGCTTACAGTGGAAACACTTGGGATTACGAACCAGTACAAATTCAACTAATTGTAGAAAGTTATGATGGTGGTACGCAAACGCATACAGCTTCAGCTACTACAGGAGGTTCAACAGGTTACGGTGACGGATTTGCAGTAAGAGCTTTTGAAGAAAGTTTACAAGGAACATCTCACGGATTCTACATGAGAGGTCACTTACCAAAACAACCTTCTTTAGAATCAAGCACAACTCTTGAATATGATATGTATTCAATTGTAGCAACTAAAGATGGTTCTTCAGCTTCACAAATTAACGGAGTTGATAACTTAATAGAGCTTAATGTTGCGGCAAAAGCAGGAGATGCGGATAGCTTAGTAGTAGAAAATAAACTAAATGGGTATTTTACTGGTGTATTTACGCCTGTAATACTTTAATATTAACTTTTAAAAAATAAAATAAAATGGCACAAAGAGAAATAAAATTTGGATATGCATTTGCAAGATTTGTAGTAGCTGACGGTGTAACAGTAGCTACACAAACTTTGGCGGATACTTCCATTATTCCTTCAGGAGCAATATGTTTATCTACTACTGTAATTGCAAGAGGCGTAATCGCTTCAGGTGGTTCAGCTACAGTTCAAATTATTGCAGGTGGAATTACAATGACTTCATTAATTGCAAAAACAAGATTAGATACAATAGGGCATGTAGTGGAAGAAGAAGTTCCAGAAGATGCACCAGCAATTTCTGATGGTACAGCAATTAAAGTAGCAATTGCTACTGCAGCTTTAAATGGCGGATCAGAAGCACTTGACATTATTGTAAAGTACATACTAATAGACTAGTATAAGTAACTTAATTAGACTTATAGGGGGCATTGTCCCCCTATCGGTCTTTTTTTTCAAATAAACCAAAATAAAAAATTATGGCATTAACTTTAAATGCATCAGATAGTTGTAAATTTTTAACAGTAGGTATAAATTATACTGTACAAACCAGTACTAATTTTATAATTGAGTGTATAGATGGCTCTGGAGCTTCTTGTTCAGGAACAGTAAATCCTGTATTTACGCTTACTCCGGGATCACCATTTATTAGTTATCCTATTCCTGTTAATTTATTAACTATTACAAATGGTATTGTGACCGTAATTTTAAAGACGCAAACAGGAAATGAAATAGATAGAAAAACAGTATTATTAAGCTGTGACATTGCCTGTTGTTTAACAAAATTAACAAATGAGCTTATTGACTGTGCTTGTGATTGCGCTAAATGCGCAACATCATTAGCAAAAGCTCAAAAAATATTTTTATTACTTAAATCATCTGAGTACGCTATTGTACAAGCTAATGATGCTCCTGAAAGTTCATTACCAGGATTTATACAAGACGCACAATCAAAATATTTAAAAGCAAAAGAACTTTGTGATAATAGTTGTGGGTGTGATTGTTAAAAATAAATAAAAAAATTTATGGCATCTAAAAAACCAAAATATTCTAAAACATCTCCTAGTAGTAGTTCAACCCCTTCTCCAATAATAAGACAAGACTCTTCTAGCTCAAGCAAGAGGTCTAATGAATACAAAGGGAATCCTACGCAACCTCACATGGCTAGATCTTCTACTGCTGGTATTAGATATATAGCTGTACACGGTAAAAGCACAAGTTCTCAAACTGGCCCACAAATTAGTGTAGATTATGTGAATACTACGGGTTCAATTACTTATGATATTCCAATCAGTGTAGAAGATGTTACCGGAGATCAATTTGATACTTTAGGGGGACTTGGGCCTCAGATCACTACTAATTATGAGGTATTTCACATGTATTATGTGAATATGGCAAACTATTATGGGTGGACTAGTATACCACATTCTAGTAGATCTATCAAAGTTACTTTTCAATCAGGGCACATACAAATATTAGATATACTTCTTCCAGGGAAAACCACTGCTTGGATAGATGTGTATAATCAAAGACACCTCTCCTATAGTCCGCACTTTACCTTCGAGGGGTGTGATTTTCATAAATGGAATGATTCTTTCAGCCATAGCGATCCAAGTCTTCAAGGTCTTGATTATACAAAATATATTACTACTAATTCTCAAAACGATCCAGCAGGAGTATTTCCTCTCGGAACTCCAACAGCATCATCTTATAATACTCTTGCTTCTGGTACTTATTATTATAACTTTAAAGAAGATTATACTTCAGCAGCAGGGAGTATAGCGCAATGGTATCCTGAAGTAGGCTTAATAGGACCGCAGACATGGGAATTATTTCATCTTTCTAAACCAGGAAATCTAGGAAGTGCTCCTGTTGTTATTACTGCTCCTACAATAATAAATAGTACTACATATGACGATTGGTTTATAACACATATACACTTGTATGCTGAAAATTTACCTGATTGTACTTCTACTACTAGTGTTATAGATGGGTGTAATGATCCAAATAATATGGCTTACTGGGGTTATACAGGTAATGACTGTAATGACGATGCTATTCCAGCTACTATTCAAGCTGACCCTTCTTTAGCTACTTGGACTCCAGGATCTTGCTGTCCAGACTGTATTAATCCTTTAGGAGATGATATTACTATTAGTACTCAACCTTTAACTCTTAATGTTCAAGGTATTGATCCAACTGCAGGTGGTGTAACAGATGGTTTTATAGATGTAACTATATTAGATCAAGGTTTTAATAGTAGCGGTATTCCTCAAGGATTACCTACAGGTACTGCAAATTATACATTTGTATTAGAAAATACAGATGCTTTAGACACAATGTGCGGAAATAGTGCTGGAGTTAAAATTGGTTCTGGAGCTACTGCAAATACTAAATTTACATTTGGGCATAACGTTTTACCTAATAGTAATGGAGGATTATTACAAACAGGCGCAGTAGGAAGTGCTACTTATGTAGCTTCTAGTGCTCAAGGATACGTACCTGCAGCAGCGGGAACAACAAATACTGAAGGACTTAGGGCTGGAACATATAAGGTGTATGTGTATGATTCTAATTCAACTGCAGTTTGTTTAGCGCAAACTCAAATTACATTAACAACTGCAGCTCCAATAATTGGATGTACAGACACTGATGCTATTAATTATGATGCAACAGCTAATATTAATAATTCTACACTTTGTCATTATTGTAATTCATCTTCTGGATCATTAGTTGATGGTAATGATAATCTTGTTGACGCGATAGCTTCTTCAACTTCAGCCCCAACAATTACTTATCCAACTAGTAGTGTAGCTACAGATGGCCAAATTACTCTTACCGGTCTTAGTGCTACAGCAGCATTTCAAGCACATATAAATAGTATAGTTAATGGTAGTAATATTCAAAATGCTGATTATAAAATAGAACTCCATAGATGGGATGCACAAGTATATAATGGTAATGCAACTTGGAATTCACCGACTACTTTAAGTGCATTTAATGCTGGGACAACACAAGTTGGAAGTACAATTAATAATCAAGGAAATGGTTGGGGTGTAACTCTCAATTCTTCTACTTTAGGGGCAACATTTGTTTATGGTTATTACACTGTAAAAGTTTATATAGATGATCCAGACGCAAGTGTAGGACAAGAATCTTGTTTTGAACTTTTTGATGTAATTGTACCAGTACCAGCTTGTGTAGAGCGTACTGTAGCAACAACATCAGATGGAGTTGTAATTTCAGATGTAAATTTATATATTTATGATGTTAGTCTTTGCGCTACATTACCTCCTCCGTGTTGTGATAGTGTAGTATTTTCACAATCTCCTAACTACACAACATGTGATATAGAGTATGAAGCTCAACTTACTTGTAGTACTACTACTGCTGATGCAGTAACTATAACTTTACAATTTTATAATGGAACTTCATG